CATAAAGTCCAAGAGCAAGAGTTGATGAAACTGAAAGAAGTTGCACCAGACTATGCAAATGAGATTAAAGAAAACTTGGCGAAGAATGCTTCTCGAGATATAATGAAGAAACTAACATTCACTAAGAAGCATGATAAAGATGCAGACGTTCATCACTTTATCGGTCGTGTTTGGTGTTTCACTGAGCAAGAACTGAAAGATTTTATTAAGGAAGTTCGTAATGTTTAAGGATAGAGTTGGCACTCAAGATGCCATTAAAGTTGAGAGGATAACTAACCCAATGAAGACACGTAAGTTAATCGCAGTCGGTGGACAACCTGGAACTGGTAAGACTACATTGTTCCGTAAGTTTATGGAAGGTAAAACATTCCAGCCTATCGAACCAGCTAAGTTAGTATCCGCTATGTATTGCACTGAATTGGATCTATATGTTCTAGGTAAATATGAAGAGGGTGAAACCTTTGCTGGAACAGATCGTCTTTCCATGGCTGTTCAACCTGCTGTTCAGGAGTGGATTCAATCCCATAACTGTAACGTCTTATTTGAGGGTGATCGAATCTTTAATCAATCTTTCTTAGAGTTCGCTATGGGTCTTCCTGATACCGATCTACAGATTGTCTATTTGAAAGCACCTAAAGAGATCCTCGAACAGCGTTATAAGGATCGTGGTTCAGACCAGTCTGAACAATTCCTAAGAGGACGAGAAACTAAATATAGTAATCTACTATCCAATTTCGATTTGATGCCCTACATTACTGAGTTCGCTAATACCACTTACGAGGAGCAAGCGAAGGTTCTGGCATTTCTGGAGAAACATCTAGTCCAATAAGCCAGTCCCTTCTAGGAGTGAAATATGAAGTTCCTAGAGACTGCAACCTATGACTGGATGGATCTGCTCAACTTTTACGAGCGTCCATTTAGGGCTAAACTCATTCCTGCAAAAGTGTGGAAAGACCTAGATCGATACCGCAATGACAGTGTCGGTCTAGTTAATTATTGTAAAAAGTGGCGAACTAAAGTCGAGTTTAAGGAAGAGCCATCTAAAGCTAAAGTATGGCAAAACTACGTAGGGGTTGGTGGAGAATATGACCCAGAGACTCGTCAGTGTCTGATGCAGGTTCATACCACTAATTTCAATAAACACCAATTCACAGACCATTCATGGGAACGATTCAAATATCGTTTCATTCAAACTCTAATGCATGAGATTATTCACTTCATGCAATACGATCGCAGAGCCGACCAGTGGAGCAATTATGTTCTACCACACAAGAAAGTCGGACACGAGAAAAAGGATGCGGAGAGAAGATACCTTTCCGAGTTCGATGAGATCCAAGCATATGCTCATTGCATTTTTCTCGACTTCAAAGTCTTCCGTCCAAGAGTCGATATCGAAACTCTCATTGGACGTGCCAAGAAAAAGCGTGATTCAAAGACTCTTCATTACTTTCTGAAGACGTTTAATTACGACTACAAAAACAATCACGCAATTCCTAAACTGATGCAACAGATTCTTAAGTGGGATCGTAAGTATAAGACCATCTCCTAAATAATAATTATTTGGGAATACATTAATGGCATCTGCAGGTCAGTCAGCGTGGGTTAAATACTTTCAAGGTAGAGGTGATATTGAAACCACTATCAAGAAAAACTCACCCATTTTTGACGCATCAGAACCAGCTAAAAAACTAATGGGTGAGTTGGAAGGTGGTACTCCAGTCACTTACATTAGTGTTCCAGTATATGAGTCAAAGGCACTTATAAAGTATAAGAAGGGATCTTCTTATATGCTTGCCAGAGTTCCATTTGATAACATCGCAAAACCTGGAGTTAAAGCATCAGGTGCGCCATCCCTCAAGCCACAAGCATTCGGTGTCTTGGATAAAATGTATGGTATGATGGAATATAAGAACACAGTTCTGAATAGCATTGATACTAGAAAAGATTTACAACCAGCAGTTAAGAGTTATCTAACTGCTTTATTTGATCATTACTCTGGTGGTAAGACTAAGAAAGACGAAGTGTCTAAGATATTCAACAAGGTGAAACAATATTTACCATTGAATGATATCAACAAAGACTTCGGAGAAGTTCTTGGTCCAGTGGCATTATATACCAAACAGTTATTAAAACCTAAAGGTATTACACTGACGAACAATATGATGATTTATGTACCACTACGTCCAAATGAACCATTGATGGATTATAGTATTGCTGATGGTAAAAGAAAACTAACCATCTCTGCTAAATCTGGTACAACTACAAACGTTGTTAAACCAGCAGACATCATTCAGTTGTTGCAAGGACATAAAGACATTCAGCGTATCAAGCAGACAAAAGAATATAAAGTGTTAGAGATTCTATCACAGAACTCTATCATTCTTGGTCCAATCAGAGCAGTTTCTATGCTGTACCCAACTTTGATTAAACCAGAAGCTGCAAGAAAAGCTGACGTGAAGAATTTCGACTTGGCAGGTTTTGCTGCGTTCATTAATACCAATGATTATCTACGCACAAAGAAAAACGTGACGATGAATGAGATTATGTATGAGTGCGAGAAGATGCTACAAAAAGAGACCAAAGATGGTATGTTAAATATGAATAACATCTTTGCTAAAGCAATTGAGAAACAAGTGACTTATGTCAAGTTTCAACTTGATCCAGCTGGTGTTGGTGAGTGGGGTATTACTGCTGCAGATGATATTGCTGGACCAAAGGCACAAACAAAAGTATATCTAAGAACTAAAAATGGCTACACTCGTGCAGCCGATAGAATGGGAATTCAAATATGATTTCATATAACGAGTTGACTGAGTTGCTTTCTGAAGCAGCAGGAGAAGGTAGTCAAGCATCCGCACATAATCAAAACTACGCTGATGCGTATGAGATTCTTACTGCTCTACACGTTCATCACATGTCAGGTTCAAAACTTAATCCTGATAAAGCACATGCGAATAGAATGCACGAGTTGGGTAAGAAAGGTCAAGAAGCATTTGACAAACTACCTGACCATCTTAAAGAGCGTGCACTAGGTGCAGCAAAGAAATCAGCTGATGCTTATCTTGGATCTCTAGAAAAGAATCATGGCATTAAACCCAAAGACATTCACGAAGTGCATCACACCAACAAAGGTATTGGGCACTTACTAGGTTACCATGTTCCACAAAACAAAGCACCACACGATGTAGTTATTAAAACCAAAAAGGGTGAACTACATGGTGCGTCATTGAAGGCGACTTCTGGTACTGCGTCAAACAATACACCAGAAGCAGCAGTGCCTGGTCTAAATGCTCACTATACTGCTCATGCTAAGAAAGCAGGACTTGAGGGTAAGACTAAAGCAGAACGCAAAGAACTCGTCAAAGCAGATCCAAAGTATGCAGCAAAGGCTAAAGAAGCAACTGTTGCTGCAGCTGCAATGCATCACGAACACTTCAATAAACTATCTCACAAAGATCAATTGTCACACGTTCATCACATGATGCGTTACAACGACAAACCAGACATTCCACTTGATTATGTGAATGGGCAGAAAGGTAAGTCTATTCCTTATCATGAACTTCACCATATCAAACTAGCCAACACTGCTAAGAAGTTCTCTATGGAACACAATAAAGATAGCAACATGGTTAAAGTTTATGCTCATGATGCCAAAGGTGAGAAGCATCATTTAATCACAGTTGAACATCGCTACACTCATGGTCCATTTAATGCACCACAAGCAAACGCTAAGTTCTCTGCACATAAGGATGAAGAATGAAATCTCTTAAATCATTCTTAGTTGAAGAAAAGAATGTGCACATGGAACACATTGAGGACTTAGTCTTCAATGAAGGTGTAGAAGGAACACGCAAAGCTATTAATTTCTTACAAGACCTGCGTGATATGTTAGCAGGACATTCATCTTCTAAAGTTACTGCTACTGTTAAGTGGGATGGTGCACCTGCCGTATTTGCTGGTGTAGATCCACGTGATGGTAAATTCTTCGTTGCGAAGAAAGGTGTGTTCAATAAAGAACCTAAAGTCTACAAGACTGCAGCTGATGTTGATGCCGATACTACTGGCGATCTAGCAGTTAAACTTAAAGCTGCACTGCAAGAGTTTAAGAAGTTAGGTATCAAGTCTGGAGTTTTCCAAGGCGACTTGATGTTCACTCATAATGATTTAAGAAAAGAAACAATTGATGGGCAAGATTATATTACTTTTCATCCTAATACTATCGTTTATGCTGTACCCTACGATAGCGAACTTGGTAGAAAAATTAGAGCAGCGAAAATCGGAGTTGTCTGGCACACTACGTATACTGGAAAATCATTCGAAACAATGACTGCTTCTTTTGGCAAGTCAATCATTCAACACATGAATCATGTCCCATCTGTTTGGATGGATGATGCGAACTACAAAGACTACTCTGGCACTGCAACATTCACTGCAGCTGAAACTAACTATGTGACTAATCTACTATCAAAGATTGGCACATTGTTTAATCAAATCAAAGCAGATACTATCAATGGTATCTCTCAAGACCCAGATCTATTGATGCTTGTTAAGACTTATAATAACTCAAAGGTTCGTGCTGGAGAGAAAGTTTCAGATCCTGCTAAACACGTTCAAGGATTGTTCCACTACATCTATGATAAGTATCAAAAGGATATTGATACTAAGAAGACTGAAAAAGGTAAGACTGCTGGAGAAGAAAAGCGTAAGCGTATCCTTGCTTACTTTGCAAATCATGACCAAGCAGAAATTGCAAAAGTATTTGAGTTATCAAATCTAATCGCTGATGCTAAAGAGCCAATCATTGCGAAGATGAATCAGGCTGGACACATTAGCACTTTTATCAGAACTCCGAATGGGTTCAAAACTACAGGTGTTGAAGGTTTCG